CGCAGCGCCTGGCTGGTTTTTGATTATTTCTTCTGACATATTGTCACCTCCTAGTGATTTGTTCATTTGAATAGATCGGCTGTTTTGAGGAAACTACCGCCCCATAGGGATTTTTCAACCGTTTCAGGTTGATTCTGAAAGATATCGCCGATATCTCCAGACTTTCGGAATGCGGTGTCTGCTTCCACAGCGTCTACTCGTTTTCCAAATTCATTAAACTCATTTGATACTGCTGCAATATCTTTTGCAACTGCTGCAAATGAATCCTTTACTGTATCAACATCGACCTTTGAAGACTTAAGAAGTTCTACTTCTGCTTGCAAAGACTTTACTGTTGACACTAGATCGCTAAAGGCTGATTCTAGAGTATTTTTCATTTCAGTAACTGCTTCTGCAATTACCTCTTCTGACTTAGATACTTCTACAACTGCTTCTGTTACTGCCTCGACTGCTTCAGCATCTTCTGCTTTTACAATCTCTTCTGCTACAACTTCATCAGTCTTGACAACATCTGCTGTCTCAACCTCTTCTGCCTTAGCAACTTCCTCAGTAACTTCTGCAACTGATGCATCTGCCTCTGGAGCGACCACAACATCTTCAACTACATCTGTCTTTTCAACTTGTGTTTTTGATTTTGTCATAGGTTGTACCTCCTTGTTAATCTTAGAAGTATTAATGCCTTTAGCACTATCAACTAAGAATTTTATCATGTCTGTCTTTTCATTATCTGTTTTTTCAACGAAACCTATATTTTCCATTTGCTCACCAGTAGTTGGGCTTACCTCTGACTCATTTTCTGAAACCATTACAAGTCCTGATTCCTTATCATAAAAAACATTCTCTAAAACTGTTTCGTCACCCTTAATAACATTTACTCCGTCAACCTTTTCAACAGATACAATGTTTGCAAATTGATTTGCTGGAGAATCTACAAGACTCAACTCAATCAAATCATATTGCTTAATAATTCTAATTGCCTTGTCTGACTTCTCGTCAAACCCTTCATCCCACTTGTTCATACGTCCACCAATAGAAAAACCAGTTAGTGTTCCATCTAGAACTTTTTCCCAAGTATCTTGTGCACCCTTTGAAACATATGCTGATACGAATACACCGTTATAAAACTTCTTTGAGTCTGGATCAAAATACTTATCTGCTTTGAATGAGACCATCTTGCCTACTGCTAATGGCTGATGCATTTCTCTAATGTTCCCTCGGAATTTTGCAAACGCATCCATTGATGCTTCTGCTGTTACAATGTCATCTTGCTTGTCAACATTGTCTAAAGATGCAAAACCTGAAACGATTCTACGCTCCTTGTCCACCTTAGTAAGTGGCATGGAAAGACGTAAATTTTCCCCATCTGAGTTCCAATGGGCCTTGGATATATTGCTCACCATTATATTATACCCTCCATTTTATATAAGTATCACATTGTGGACAAATTGGACATTAAGGAGTTTTTCTTCCTTCACCCTTTGGGTTTCGTCCAGCGACAGTCGATGAACTGTCAGAATTATTATTTGTTCTTTCGGCGTCTCTTGCTCTTGTCGTGGTTGCCTCTGCTGCTGCTTCTGGCTTAAGGTCTAGGACCTCATCTCCACCGTCTCTCTGTGGCATATCCAAAACAACTCTTGCTTCATTAGGAGTCATGATCTGATTCTTAACGTAACGCTCAAGAATTTGAGACTGGGCAATCTCATCTGTCAGTGTCAACTCGTTAAATACAAACTCAATGATATCTGTCTTTTCACGAATAATCTTGTTGATCATTTTTTCAAGTTGTCTCTGTGCTGGTCTTGCAACCTGCTCCTTAAAGGTACGATCCTGTGCAAGTGCTGCTGCTATAGATCCAGAATCGCCACCTCCAAGTTTAGACAGTGGTACCTGATGTGCTACTAGGATGTCATCACGGTTTTGCTTACGATACTCTTTAAATGAGCCGTCCTGTATACCGTCTTCGATGGGCTCCATCTTGAATTCGACTTTGTTATTTTCGCTATCACCTGGAAGTGGAATATATAGCGTTCTGTGTGACTGCCCTCTGAGATTTGTCTGCAAGAATCGGAACATCTTATCTTCTGCATCTCCAGAAAGTTTTGCACCCTTTAGTGTTACAACGTAGCGTGGGACTGCCTTGTTTGCAAAGTAGTCAATATTGTATTGTGAAGCAAGTGAGTCTCCGTGTAGTGAGTTGATAGCCGACATGATGTCTGGCACTCCGTAGAATGTGTTGAGAGGTGAGTACTGCTTAAAGTGAATAATCTCGTTTGGTCTAGCATCTGTTGTTAGTGGGTTTTGATTCTTTGCACCAAAGTTGCGGAAGTAGACAATCTTATTTCCAATGATCTGAACATATCCATCCTTTAGTCTTCTAACTCGCATTGTTGTCGCTGGGATATGCCCAACATAACCAATCTCTCCACGAGTTGTTCTACCAATTTCAAGATAACCATTTCCAGTTGACTGTAGGTCTGTGTAAACCTTTTCCATTGTGGCTGTAAATGAGTCATCGTCATTAAGTGACTCTAGCCAGTCTCTTGCTTCAATCTTTGTTCTTTCAATTCTTTTTCTTGCTTTCTGTGTTGCACTGTTATCTTCTGAAGACTCAAGTCTCATCATTGTTCTTTGAGAAACCTTAAACTCATAACCTAATCCAACAATGTTTTCTACCTTGGCATCAATTGCTGCGTGGTTTGCAAATGAAGTGTCATAGTAGTTTGCTAATTCATAAAGGTTCCATGGTGGAGTAATAACATCAAACATTCCATAGCCATTTACATATACTAACCCTGGGTTTATCTCTTTTGACTGTGCTCCATCAATACCGCTTTTTCCAGCAAGTGCTGCAGTCGTATATTGTGTTGTTGGCTCAACCATCTTGGTTGCAGATCTGCTAATGCGTCTTTTAAAGTTTGCTTCTAGTCCATCAAGAGATTTTAATGTTTCCCAGTTACCATTGAATGGATCTGACTTTGAGAATGTGTCATCCTTCTTTATTGCATCATCAATTCTTGCGTGGATTTCATAATCGTTGTCTTCCATGATTACTCCTCATCCCCATATTTAGCAATAGTGTCCTTGGCTGCTTGTACTGCTCCAAGGTCATTTAGAGAAGGTATAAGTCCAGCATTTAGTCTGTCAACTTGTTCAGAATATTCTTCTTCAGAAACTCTTGTTAGTCCTGGAACAAACACACAGGTACCGTCTCCTGGGTCTCCGTAATACATTGCAGTCTTTTTTAGTTCTGCCATTCTAGAGATATCATTTTTGTCTGAAGGTATATTAAGGACTGAGCCATTTCCATCAGTAAACCACTTGCCATTTGCCTTCTTGTATACATAAAGACCCCAGTCATAGTTCTTTTCAATGACTTGTCGTCTAACATTTTTTACAATTGGCTCACCAGTTTTTGGGTTTATTAAAGAATCCATAACCATAAGTATACCATATCATACTGGATCGACAACGTATTTGACCCAGTTAATATCCGTATACACAGAATATCCGTAATCCTTTAACGTTACAGGGGTATCATCTCCAACAATTAACTTATTGGTTCCCGTATAACTCTTGTAAACCTCTGCTGGATTAACTCCATAAAAACTCTTTTCTGCTAAAACAAGAACATTCTGCCAGTTAAATGAAGGAGAATCCCAAAATTCCCAGTCTAGGACAGAGCCAGACAAAACCTTAACTCTAAACCATGGTCTGTCTGAGACGTTCTGAACCTCTTGTAGGTTTGTTGACTGGTAGTATGAAATGCTATTAAATAGCAGTGGCCCTGTCAATCTTATTGCTCCCTCGAAAGATGAGAATATTAGGCTGTCAGCAAAACTTATACCCAAGAATCCCCACTCTTGAAGAGTTAGAACTGGTTCTTTAACAACCTTCCCATTCCAATAAAAACCTATGCCATTTTGAACTAAACCAGTCTTTGCATCTATTGCATAAATCTTTGCTCTTCTTCCGCTTGGATCGCTTGCAACCATGTAGAATTTTAGATATGCCGTTTTACTTTCTATCTCAAATATTTGTGTAGGTGCGTAAGGGAAATAATCTCCATCAAATCTAACGGCCATCTGCATTGCGATTGCTTTAAAATCATCTGCTCTGCTAGTATTGATTGGAATCAAAAGACCTCTGTTTACTAGTGGGTCATACTTTCCTCTAACCTGTATTCCGCTTGTCTTGGTTAGGTAAAGGTATGATGATGATCCACTATATATCGAGAATGGGTTTTGCTTTTTAAAGTCATAATATATTCCTGTTTTTGTGTAAGGATAAATAGGAGTTCCAAACCTTGTTCCGATTGGACTTGCGTCAGATTCGTTTAATGCTTGTGAGGCATAAGAAAGTTTTTTAATAATAACATTTCCAATATCAGAATCTTTGATGTTCATGTCAATATGTGTGACAATAGAAAGATCATTAAAGTCTACCCCTGAAGGTGGATAAATGATCATGTTATCTACAACTTCATATTTTGTTGTCATCCAGTCTGTTCCAGGAACCAGTATGCCATTCCTGGAAGGTCTTTCTGTTTTTGTAAAATAGAACGGTGTTGCGTTTGCTCCTAGTTCAGTGTATTGGAAAGTTACATAACTTTTTACAATGGCTCCGTCTGTATCATACCTATAATCTTTTGCTATTTTATTTTTAAGATCTTCGTAATCGTTATACCCAGTAAATAAATAATTGTCAAGTGACTCATAGGTTCTTTGAACTGGCAGACCATATTCATTTGCAAGTTCTGCGTATGTCCAGTCAACTGGGTCGGTCTCTATTGCAATTGTTTTTGATGTTACTGGATAGTCTATGTTAAACTGAATAAAATCAAGATCAAAATATTGGTCTCCTCTTTTATCAATAACAGACTCAGCAAAATAAGTTAGTGGGATTTGATCTTCCCAGTAGGCATTTGCAGATACTGATAGTTTATAGGTGTCAAAGACCTTATTAGGAGCAAGGGTATAACTTGCAATATGATCAATAAGTGCGTCTTCATCATCAATAAAAACCCCTCCACCAGATATAGCACCAAGAGCAGTTGAAGTTGGACCTCCAGAAGGTGGCATTGAGGTTGTGTCTATTCCACCATCTATACCGACTAACTGATTGTTTTGATATATAGCGAATAGGTCTTCATTCCATATTGGTACGCCTAGTTCATTAAATAATCCCCTGATTTTTTGAAAATTGTATTTTGTACAAAAGCCAATCTTATAAATTTTACCAGTGAAAGTTGAAGTGTTGTTCTTTTTTCCACCTGCATACAATCTCAAATCAGATAAAGATCCAAAGAAGTCTGACGCTTGATCTCCAAATCTTTCAACAAAGGCTGGAATGTTTAATCCAACATCGACTAACTCTCCTGGCTCAGCCACTAATGGTGAGTATAGCGTTTGTAAGGTTCCGTTATAATTCATAGAATACGATATTTGATTATTAAGCAACTCTATTGCAAAATAACTATTGCTGTTTTCTTTTTCAATTCTAAAGAGAGTTTGTGCTTGAGGAGATGACTGTGGTAATCTAAAGCATCCGTAAAAAGCGGACACAGAACTTTTTAAGAAATCAAAATTTTCAAACAAGATATGCCCAGAAACGGTGTCCCAGGTAGGATTTGGTTTAAATGAAAAAAAGTTTAATGTGTCTGATGACTGTATAGCATTGCAATCTGAAAACAACTCATCCTGTGTTTTTGAAGACAGAAGAATTTGTGGAAGTGGATTTTTTGATACTGATAAACCTTTGCCCTGAATTAAAGTATTATCGTTAAAGGCTTGCTTCCAAGAACCAATTTTGGGATACTGATAGTTAGCAGAATAATTTGCAAAAGCATAATCAATAAAAACAGAAGTTCCGCTATACGATGTGTTAATGTTTTCTGGTATTTCTACACCCTGACCAAACACAAACTTTCTTTTTGTAACAGCAGTAGGAATAACGTATGGATAAATTGCTACACAATCTATATCAATTGGGAAAACATCTTCATGTGCATAAAAGCCTATCCAGTCTTGCTCTTTTCCATTTAAAATCATTTCTGGGAAATCTAATGTGTCAGGATCATAAGTAAAAGATATAACCTCTTGCCCATTAATTACAAGAGAGGCAACATCTTTTCCAAGTCTTAGGTGTACGAGCATTGGCCTTGTCCATTCGCCAACATAATATGTTTGATACTCGTCGCCTATCTTTAATCCAATTGAAGGACCATCAACATAGATTCCATCATCAGATGCTATGGGGCCAATGATTCGTTTTCTGTCATTTGTATATGCGTTAACTCTGAGCCAAGTTTCTAAAGTATACTCTTTAAATTTTCCAGACTCATTTAAAAATCCTAATCCAGGAATTATGATTGATGGGTTTATTCCATTTGGATACAGTGCCGTTAAACTAGATGTTCCATAAACAATTGGAATTCCTAGATTTTTTGCTTTAAGCATCTTGTCAGAAACTAAATAATATCCATTAAGTTCTTGCAGACCATAACATTTTGCAACAACACCTTTTTGTGGAGCAATTGCGATTGTTGATGGAATGTCTATTGGTGTTACCCCAAGAGATGTGGAAGAAAACTCTTCTGACCATTGTCCGAAGGTTATTCCGTTTACTAAAAATGCATCCTCTATACCTGAGCCTCCAATAAAGTTAATCTTAAAGACTAGTTGAATCTGTGCATCCTCTGGAGGTATATCAAATGTTTCTGACACAAAAACCCAGTTGTTGTTGATTATGGTGTCATAGTTTTTTAAGTGTGTGATTATCTCTGCGCTAGTTGGATCTTCATACCTGTACCCAATTTCAAAACCAGCAATGTAGGTGCTTTCAGAATAGAAATATGCTCCAACACAAAATGTTTTTAGATAGGCATTAAGTTCGTTAAGATTCATGATCTCGTCGCTTATTGCAACAATAGATGCAGACTCACTAGATGTTGGAGTAGCAACGATTCTATGAACATAACTATCAATAAATGGTTCATCTACTGACTGTGGATATATAGATACAGTTCCACCCGTTACCGTCCACTTTATACCGTTAGAGAGATCTCTCTGGGCCTCTGAAATTAAAGAAACATAGTCTGCGTTATCATCCAAAGCCCATAGGCCAGTCGGATGCTCAGCAAAGGCTTTTTCGGCATATAGGTTTGATGGAGTAGACATTATGAGTCTATTTTACCACAGAAGACTACTTGTTTATTTTAATTTCACAGTAATCTGTGGTGCAGTACATCTCTCCTTGAGCCTCAAGATTTTCTGCTCCATCATAAATAGCAGCAAAATCAATGTGCTTCAACTTGCCAATATATGACTCATACTGCTCTTCAGTGATCTGAGTATAAGGCTGCTGAGGATAAACAGTGTTTCCCATTGGAAGGAATGAAACTGCCTTTAGTTGTCCCTCGTACATGTGAAGTGCTGGAACAACATGCTTTGATTCTGTTTCCTTGTCAAATGAAAGTGTTACAGAAACTCCATTATCAGACCAGTACTTCTGAGCAGTTGCAGCAAGAGCAATCTTTTCAAATAATGTAACATCCTTTTCAGATCTTGGATGACCTGACTTGATTGGGAAGTAAACTACTGATGTGTTTGCTGATACTACGTCATCTTCAATTGTGTACCCTGCTGCTTTGAACAAATGCATCATTGGATCTGTGTTTCCAAATCGAACTGCACGAAGGAAGAAGTTTCCTCCAGGTCCCCAGTGAACTCCAGGAGTTGCACCTGAAAGAATTGAAACTGATCCTGATGGCTTAACTGTTGTTACACGAATTGATTCACGAACACAAAGCCATTCTGAATACTGATGATCGTAGTGACGAATCTTATTGTATCCTTCATCCATCCACTCACGAACAATTGGCAAACCCTTTTGATCTGCAAAAGATGCAATGCCTGTAAGTGATGTACCAATACGACGATTACGCTGCATAATACCGTTTGTTTGTGGCCAGTGTGTTGGAACAAGTGTTACGGTCTTTCCATAAAGGTATGCAAACTTCAGGGTACGCAGGAAGTCCTCCTTAGATTCGTGACGATTCAAGTGCACTTCTACAAGTGTACATAGTTCGTATGATTCTAATGGCTGCTCCGCACATGGGTTGAACCCCATCACACGATAATCCTTACCGTCTGGCGCATCCTTTAGTCGTCCATAATTACGAGCAACATCGAGCCAGATAAAACCTGGTTCTCCGTTTTCAGTAATTAAATCTACATAGTCTTCGTACTTTGTTCCTACTTCTGCTGAAATAGAATTATTAGACATCCAAGCCCAACCTGGATTCTCTGGGTCAAACGAGTTACGCTCTGGGAACATCTCTGAATTCTTTAGATTCATGAATGTGTCGTCTCCTGCAGTACCCAAAGCAAGTGTTGCTGATCTGCGAACATTGCCTGATACAACGCATGTACCAATAAGGTTTACCAAGTCTACAATGGCACGAGAATCTAGTGTTTCTCCGCCTCTGGAGCCGATTACACGGTCTATCTGGTCGTGCAACTTGATAAGAGGTGCAGGTCCTGATGCAACGCCTCCAAAGCCCTTGATAGGGGCTCCAAGAGGTCTGATCAAATCATAGTTAAACTTCTGAATGCTCTGGTTTGCTCTCAAATATGAGTTGATTAGAAGTCTGACTGACTCTACCCAACCTTCACGAGTGTCTGGAATTTCGAACACCTGTTCTGGTTCTGTTGGGGCATAGATTGAAAAATTCTTATCCTGTCCCACTGTATCAAACCCTACACCAATGCCAAGCATCAGAGCATCCATAACCCAAGCAAATAGTGCTCCTGGATCATTTTTGTCAAGGTCCTTTGTAGATACCATTGCACAGTTTTGTAGTGCTGCCGAGTTCTTCTTCTCCATAGTCATAGGAGTTCCAAATGCCCACATGCCTCGCCCTGGTGGTGTCCACTTTAGTTCAAACATTCTTTGGAATGCTTCTTGTGCTGACTTCTGAGCCTTGTAGTCATTCCATGGCAAACGGTTTTCTTTGGCATGATTCTTTTGTACTGAATACATACCCTCGATTACTCGACGACAAACTTCATGCCATCTTTCCTTAGTTCCATCTTCCTTCATTCGAGAATATGTACGAATAAAAGTAATTTCTCCAAGTGAGTTTTCTGCTGCATCCTTAAACCCAAATGGGCTTTCTTGGCTCTTGTACTTTTCTACGAAGTCCTCTGGAAGTTTAAAACTAAAAAAATCTGACATAATATGTATCGTCCTTTCAAAAACGGATTAAGTGTTAAGTATAGCAGAGTTTTCAAAAAAGCAAAACTCTCCCCTAAATAAGAGGTTGAGAGTTAGTAATTATTTACCACTAAGTATGTGATTTATCTCTATATGATTTATGTTAACATGTTTAGGTAAACTTGCTACCCATCTTATAGACTCAGCCATATCTTCAGCAGTTATTGCAATCTCTCTTTTTTCTTCTTGTGTGTCAATTGTACCTGGACAAATTTCAGTAACTTTAATACCGTACTCTGGAAATTCTAGTCTCATGGTATCTACAAGAGCCATCATTCCTCTTTTAGCATTTGTGTAATTTCCTCCAGATCTGTATGGATACTTTCCACCAAGAGAACTAACAAAAATTATTGTTGCGGACTCTGACTTTTTCATACATGGAACAAAAAGTTGAGAAAGATACATTGGGCCAGAGACATTTATATCATAGGCTCTTCTAAAGTTATCCATTGTTTCATTAATAATGCTGGTTGGTCCAGCACCTCCTCCTGCATTGTTTACCAGCAGATCTAGAGTTATGTCTTTATATTGATCATAAAACTTTTTTAGTTCGTTGGCATTTGTGATATCCATTTGATAAACTTCTACATTGTCCCCAACTAAGTCTGAAACTTTAGAAAGATCTCTTGAAACAGCAATAACTCTATAGCCGTTTTCAGATAAAAGTTTTACTGTTGCATAACCAACACCTTTGCTTGCTCCTGTGACAATTGCTGTTTTATTATTTATAGTGTGTCCCATTTAAAGTACTCTCTATATTTTTCTAAGCCAATTGCTGTTGGATCTACCCACCAGTCTTCATGTATTTGCCTAACAACTAAAGAATAGCCCAATGAGTCAAGGATTTCTCTTTGTGCATCACGCATCGCTGTATTTCTCCAGTACATGTTTGAGTCGTGCTCAAAAGTGATAACTGTAAACCTATACTTATTTAGTGGCACGGCAATTAGTCCGTGTAGAGTTGTATAGTGATTTCCAGCAGGTCGTCCGTCTGTTTGATATCCAGCATCAATGTCTACCTGAAGATAGTCTATTTGATTTGGAAAATTGTTTTCCTCAAAGTATTTTATATAATCAAACTTTGTGGCATCCCCAAGAATACAAGGATTTTTCCTATTTTCAGATACCTCTTTATGTAGTTCTGGAACAATTTCAAAAGAAACGCCCTTCCAGTCAAACTCATTCTCAAGTCTGTAAGTATTGCTTCCATTTTTTGAATGAGCAGCACCTAACTCAACATAGTATCCCTCTTTTTTGTTATCAAGTAAATTTAAAACAAACTGTTCTTGATCACTAAAATTTTGATACCCCTGAGTCATACTAGTGAATCCAGTGTTGAGGAACCATAATCTTTTCACCGCTTTTAACTAGGTGGGCAGTGTGATGATATGGTGGTGATGGTGGGAATACAATAATGCTTCCAGCCTTTGGCTTAATAGCAAAAGTATAGTTTCCATTGTGCTTTGCTTCTTCAAAATCTGCTTCTGGGCTTGAGTGTTGCAAAACACCGTCTGGGGAAGCAATAGTGAAAGATAGTTCTCCGCCTTCATAATCATCGTTAAGATACATTACGAAAGAAACCTTTAGTCTCTCATCTCCCTCTTGCTGATCAAAGTGAGCACCCATGTATGTTCCTGCCTGATACTTCTTGATTGGATACTGAGGAAACAGTTTTGGTTCATCCGTGATACCTTGAGCCTTTGCGTAATCTCTTGCAACATCATCAAACGCCTTTTGTAAAGTATTGTAGATGTACTTATCTTTTTCATCAGCCTCTGCAGTTAATGCAATAGTTTTATCTGTTCCATAGACATAGTGCTGGCCACTACATGCCATCCACTCGCCCCATTCATCCTTGTTGTCGTTCTCAATTGCATCAACAAGTTTCTTAGGGTCTTCTATTACGTTTGTGTAATAATAAACCTTTTCTTCAAGTATTTCTCTGTCCATTTTATATCTCCTTAGTATTTATTTTTCTCATAAAAACCTGTTACTTTCATAAATCCTACGGTAACATATCTTATGGGTCCTTCTCCTACAAACCTTACTCCATGCTCATATTCTTCGTTTCCTGGGAAAATAAGCAATGTTCCTGGTTTTGGCCTTAAGTCTGAATCTTCCTTATTCTTAAAGAACAAAGTTCCATCCTTATAGTCATCATTAATGTATAGTATAGCAGCATATCTAATGGATGGATCTGTGTGTTGGTCTGTATGAGCCTTTAACTCAACACCAGCCTGCATTCTTTGAAGTGTTCCAAATCCAGCAAGTTCTAAAGATGGGTCTGCTAGTTCTAGTAGTTTCCCCAGTCTACCTTGAAGAGTTGTGCTTATTTGTTTAGTTGTAATATTTAGATTCTTATCTTCCCAGCCTTGGGTAATTTCAAATTTACCTTCTGCGACCAGGTTATCTACATCATCTCTGCCAAACTTTTCCATACAGAATCTAGCAAGATTTTTTGTATACTCTATAGCCCAGTCTTCGTTAGGGGTGGTATCAATTATTTCTAAAATAGTTTCTAGTTCTTCTGGTTGCAAAAAATCTTTTACAAACAAAACATGATCATGAAAGACTTCAGTACTATAGCCAGCATCGTCAAACTCTTTTTTTAAAAATACTTCCATTTATAGATCCTCAACCTTATACTTGTTTCCGTCAGCATCAAGTTTCCATCCCTGCTTTAGCAACTCTTGCCATTCTGCTCTTTCAATTTCTTGCTTTGCTCTGGTCTCTTTCATTTCTGCAGCCCAGGCATCTCTTAGTTCTTGAGGGTAATCAGACTCTTCTCTATCATCCCAGAATGAGCCGATGGTATATCTAACCCCACTGGTTATAAGAGTTACTTCGTGCATATTGTTAAATCCCCCGTCAAATGCAGCAAGCATTCCAACTTTAGGTTGAAGGCTTATCTCTTGATCTGGGAACTGCAACATGCCACCTTCGAAGTCATCGTTCAAATATAAAAATGCTGCATATCTACTTCTTGTAAAAGCACCAGAGTGGCCATGCTCGTCTGTGTTGTCAGAATGCTTTCTTGCATAGGCTCCTGGTTCCCACTTCTGTGTGTGGTACCCAATTTGAGAAATTATTTTTGGATCAAGATCGTGAACACTTGCAACAGCATCAATAATTCCTTGCTTAATTTGTGAGAATATATCGCTTGGCAGTTTCTCATTCTCTACATGCTCATCATTGTCTTGTGGCAATACTGAAGAATAAGACTCATAGAATGATATTGGCATCCATGTAATTAATCCAAGTTCTGCATGCTTATCTAAAACCTTTACAAGTTTAGCAGCAGTGTCTGCATCAATAAAGTTTTCATAAACAACAATATCCTTTGTTATTCTTTTTTTGTTATCTAGGTTCATTTTATCCTTCTTTCTTTGTCAGCATTATTTCTGTTTGGATTGTCATCTCTAAACTTTTGCATAATATCTTGTTGCATTTCTTGCCACTTTTCTTTACCAAACTTTTCTTCATTTTCAAACCACTCTGGGGCACCGACAGAGTACTTTGTCCAGTACATTCTTGAAAGGTACTTCGAATTGTGATTTACAGGCATAACTCCATGAAGATAGATAGACTCTTCAGACATCAAAAATTCTGGATGTCCTGATGGGAAAACAAGAAGATCTCCAGCCTCTGGCTTATACATATATGCCTCACCATTTGCTATAAAGTCAATTTCTCCACCCTCATAGTCATCGTTAAAGTATGTTAAAGCAGTAATTGCAAACTTATGTCCTGGGCTTACTATTGGCTCTCTTATATAGTCTGTGTGGTATGTCATTGCTAGTGGGTCTTCAATGTCTATCTTATATCTTGCTATAGATGGTCCTGTGTATTCCCACTCCTTAACATCGTTCCCTCTTTCATCTTTGATGTCTGGGATAAGTCTGTTTTCATCAAAATCAACATTGTTCTTTGCAATATAGTCTTTTGTTGCTATCATAAAATTATTAAGAATTTCTAAAAGAACTTGCTTGTGCTCTTCTTGTTTTTCTGTTGAGGTTGCTACTTTTTCAACATGATCTATTTTTAAATTATCATGATATGTTCTAAAAATTGGATTAATGTATTCGCCAAACCTTGACCATGGTGACCATGGACTAAATAGTCCATCTTCTTCTCCTTGTGACTCCTTCAAAAGACTATAGGTCTTATGAATGTCTTTAAAAAGACCTTTATATACAAAAATCTTTGGGTATACTTCAATTACATTGAGAGGCTCTGTCATGGCTTTCTGTCTCCTGTATGCTCTGTAATTTCCCAAAAGAATGGACAGGTGTATCTAATACCACTCTTAATTTCTGTTACTCCGTGAATATAATTCATATCCCCTGGGAAAAAATAAGCAGCACCCTTCTTTGGCTTAAACTGAACACCCTGATTTGGAAAGTATAACTCTCCGCCTTCATAGTCTTCGTTTAAATAGAAAAGGCTTGAAAGGTCGTAATTTGGAAAATCATTTGGAAGTCCTGCATCTGGACCTTCATGCAGTTCTTTGTCTGCGTGAGGCTTCTGAAACTGCCCTGGAAGCCATCTAACGATAGTTGTTCCAGTAGGAGTAACCTTTACCTTATAAAACTCTTCGACGATTGGCTTTAGTCTTTCAAACAGTCCTGCAATTATTGGTGCAATTGATGGATCGTTTTTATCTAATGTAGGACTAGTTGCAACCCTATCTTTCCAGTAGTCTGAATCATAAACGACTGTTCCATTTTCATTTACATGGCTTTCAGTAACATCCCAAATCGTCAATGACTTTGCAGCCTTTTCTAAAAACTCTATTTCTTGTTCTGTCATAAAGTTTTCTAACTCAACGATCATTTCTTTGCCATCACCGAACCAGCCAGAGGGTGTGATTGATGGCTTTCTTTGTACTACCTTATATTCGTCCATGTTCATATTGTATCACCATTCATATTATTTTTAACTGAAAGTTTTAATGCTTTTACTTCATGAGAGCCTAGACTTTCTCCCTTTTCATTAACAGCATCTCTATACCAGTCTGTCCATTGTCCAGATTTATTAACTTCTTGTGCTGCTTCACCATAGGCCCTATTTGCATTTTCTTTTGATCTGTCTTCATCCTTATACTCAACAAGTTCTATGGTTGTGTTATTTAGATTTGTTAGAGATATCGGAATAATAGTTGCTATTGGAGTTCCTGCTTTTATGACCACTCTTTGATTTGCTTTTCTTGCTTTAATTGCTAATGGAAGTGGATTAGGATAAAAAGATGTGCTAACTAAGTTAGACAAAGTTTCAAAGTCTTCGCTAAAATAATTTACTGGATTAATTGTCCAAATGCTAATGTTGGGATCTGTTCTAAAAACCAAACTAGTGTTTAAACTTATGGAGGCCTGTCCTCTTCCAGCATAAGAGCCTGTCGGACTAAATATTGTTACATGTTGATCTGTTTGATCAGTTATTCCGTCCCACTCAAACTCAATATCTTCTGTGCAAGAAAGGTTCCATCCAATGACATTTGCCTGTGTTACTGGAAAACATCTATATGCATGATTGTCTGAGGTTTCGTCCATCCAATCTCTTTTAATTGACATTGGACTAATCTCAAAGTTACTACCTTGCATTTTTTCTACTGAAATATTTAGCATTACTCTTGATCCCATTTTGAATCATACATGTCTGGTGTATGATACTTTTTGCTGTAATCTAGCATAGTAACGATTGAATACTTTGTACCAGAGTGTACTGGCATTGCTTGATGAGGGTACATAAAGTTAGATGGGAATACATAAAGATCCCCAGCCTTTGGCTTAATATTTAAACCCTGCAATCTAAAGAATAGTTCTCCACCATCATAATCATCATTTACATATGCGACCAAAGAAAGAGTGCAGTTGTAAGAATATCCATGATCGTGATGCTCTTTAAAGTGTTGGCCTGGGCCATACTTAATAAAATTAAATGCCTCCCAATATTTAAGTGGCATGATGTTGTAGTCTCTTCTGTAATCTTCTACTGCTGCAAACTGTGCGTCATAGATGTCTTGCCATAATGCTTGAAGATTTAGTGAGTCTTGGCTTTTATCTAATTCTATATCTGTTTTCTTAAACTTAAAGTCAACGCAGTCCCTATAGTCTGGCATAAGTTGTTGATATCCTACGTATGCTGGCATCCAGTGGTATCTTTTTCCTTCTGCTGACAACTCTCCATATCCAGCAACTGATCCTAGATTGGCCTCAAGTCTGTTTATTACATCAAACTCTTTTTTAATTACGCCTCTATAGCAAATAATTCCATTGCCAAGATCTTCTTTTTCTGTCCATGTCTGCATTGTATTCTCCTTATTTATATTCTCTGCGGGACCAAACTTTTTTAATGTACACTCCTCCATCAGGTTGCCGATAGAATTTTGCGTTATCTACCATTTTACCATATATCTCAGACTGTCCTAAAATCTCTATCTCGTGTTCCCAGTTTTCTCTTTTAAATGGAAGTACCTGCATGTATGGGGTTCCAGCAGGAAGCGTTCCTTCCCAGCCTTCTGCTATAAAAAATGGGAAACTTCCAAGAAGATGAACTTTGTCAGAGTCTACAACTCCAGTTGTGTTCATAAACGGAAGATCAAACCTATTCATTGGTGTCATAAATAATGCGCTATATCCTTCTGGTAACTCTAGACCCCATGGTGAACTCCATGCAAAATGGTATTGGTAATACCCTTTAGGATGTTCGAACTGTGGCATTGGTGGTCTTTGTGTACAAAAGTCTTTATACTTGGGGTCATCAATTGTGACATTAATTATACCCTGAGAATTTTTAGCAAATGTTAGGTCACAAGGAGTTTTAAATACATATCCAGTTGCAAACGCATCCATAATTGCAGGACATGCTTTCCATGTAGGTATCTTCCCATAATCATCTGTTGTGCCTTCTTTAGGAAATGGACAAACCTCTTTTGGTGCTTTGTAGTATTCTCCGTTTGGCATTTTAGCAAATCTGTCTGCGTCTTTATACCAATCTGGCATTTCTTTTTGTGTTGGGACTGGTGTAGAAATGTTTTCTTTATCTAACCAGGGCCTGAAGGATCTAAACTTGGCGATTAAAGACACTACTTGTGTCCTAGTTCATTAATGTCTGTCATTACGACAACACAATACTTTGTTCCCTCTTTCATAGGCAATGAAGCATGTTCATAGATATAGTTTGATGGGCAGAGAACAATATCTCCTATTTTTGGAGCATGTGTGTAGTTGTCCATTCTTGGAAATCTAATTTCGCCACCCTCATAGTCTTCATTAATGTAGATAACAGCAGACACTGTACAGTTGTACATTGGGCCGTGGTCTGCGTGTATGTTAAAGTGAGTTCCTTGTCCTTCGTATTTTACAAAGTTAAATGCCTCATAATATACAACATTGATACCCCAATATCTAGCATAATCATCAACGCACAACTTTAACTTTTGATAAATTTCTTCATGAAGATCAATAAGTTCAGAATTATGTTCATCTCTTGGCCCTAAGTTTTCTTGCTTAAATCTAAAGTCTACTGCATCTCTGGCCTTCTTAATTGGAACATCAGAATTAGTTACTTTTGCTTCTGACCATTTATATTTACCATTCCCGCCAAGATTTGACTCTAGAATCTTTATGTATCTTTCAGAGTCTTCTTTTGAAAATACGTTTCTATATAGATTGATTCCTAATGCTGGGTTTTCAACTAAAACATTGTTTTCAATAGTTCTTGATGGATATCTGTTTACTGCAGTTTCTGATCTATCCTTAGTAAACCAAGGGGTCTCATTTTCATCATAAGTTGTCATAAATTATTTCCCTATTCCTTTGTTTTAGTTGTGATTATATTATATCACAAAACAATTGTCTAGATATTTTTTATTAAACTGGTGAGATTTCTCTGGTTACTTGATTGTATGAAACCTTTGTTCCATTAACTGCAAAAGCACACTTTACCAAGAAAACTTCGCCAGAAAAGGCTGCATCATAAAGTTCTGCCTTCTCATTATCAGAGTCAATACTCATTCTGTGAATAATCTTGTTTTCACACAGGAAGGCATACTGCTTGTATGAGTCTTTTTCTGCTTGTGATAGTGCTAAAAAGCCTTCGTTTGCAGTTCCATCAAATGATGTCCCATTCCATGTTGAGCCTTTTGTGGCTGTTGCCTTATGGTCTGTTATGTTCATACCAACTACAGGAAGACCTTTATCCCACTCAGAATCAAGAGAGGCTCTTACTTCCTCCGTAGTTCTAAGTGCTGAGATTACATCATAGGTATCTTCAGTATCTTTAACAATTATTGCGTACATAGTTTAGATCTCCTTTAGTATAGTATAACATATTTATTAGCATCCACAACTACCGCAGCAACCAGGACATGCTTGCCAGCAATAACTTCTGATACATCCTGAACAACCACTGCTAGAGAAGGTTGGTGGGAAGAACGGTGGGAAGAACGGGAAGAATGGGAAGAACGGTGGGAAGAATGGGAAGAACGGGAAGAATGGGAAGAATGGTGGGAAGAATGGGAAGAATGGTGGGAAGAACGGTGGGAAGAACGGGAAGAATGGTGGGAAGAATGGTGGGAAGAACGGGAAGAACGGTGGGAAGAATGGGGGGAAGAATGGGAAGAACGGAAAGAATGGTGGGAAAAATGGAGGGAAGAATGGGAAGAATGGGAAGAACGGAGCAATAGTAGTTACGTTATTAGATGCTGGTGACACTGCAGAGTTACCATTAGCGTTTGTTGCATAAACTGTATATGTCTGTGCTGTATTTGCTTCTTGGGTAGGTGATGCCGAAGTTCCTGCTGTTGTGGCTCCCTTTCCATCTGATGATGCCCAGGTATAACTAGTTATCGCAGATCCACCATTTGCTGGTGCTGTCCAAGTAACTGTATCCTGATCTACTCCTGCTGTAGCAACTGGTGCTGAAGGAGTTGCTGGTACTGTTGTAATAGTTATTGCAGCAGATGCAGCAGATGCAGCAGAAGTTCCTGCAGCGTTAGTCGCTGTTACTGTAAATGTTGGTGTTGCTGACGAAGCAATTCCAGTTACAGTTAATGGAGATGATGCTCCAGTTGCTGTCTGTCCTGTGCTTGCTGTTACTGTAAAAGATGTGGCAGCAGGAGAAAGTGCTGGTAAAGAAAAAGAAACAGTGGCTGCACCATTATTAAATGCTCTTCCTGTTCCTACATTTGCTGCTGAAACACCTGTTGGTGCTAAAGGCTCCAAAAAGTCATTTGACGCTTGGGACTTTTTACCTATCTTCTTACCTGCTGCCATTTGTATCTCCTAATTTCTTATTGAATTTTGTATTACGCTGTCAAATCGCCGTAGACAACCCATGTGTTTTCTGCTCTCTTGAAAAGAGTTGCAGATGACCACTGAGTTCTCAACTTAAGACCTGGTGTTGCATTTACGGTAACTCCTGCTGCTCCAGCAATCGTTACTTGACCTGCACCAGTTTGAAGAATATCTAAAGATGTTCCTACTGGGTAAGCAATTGATGAATTTAGCGGAATTGTTAATGTAAGTGCTGATGCTGAATTCATTTCAATTAAATCATCTCTGTGATCTAGCGTTGATAGAGTATAAGATGCTGTCTTTTGTGTAATTGGTGTGTATGAATCTACCTTTGCTGCAAGTGATGCTGTAACTGTTGAAGCAAAGTTAGCGTCATCGCCAAGTGCTGCAGCAAGTTCGTTAAGGGTGTTAAGTGCGTTTGGTGCACCATCAATAACTGCTGTTACTTCTGCAATTGCTTCAGACTTTGCTGTTGCGATTGCTGTTACAGTTGCTGTTGAAACTGGCTTGTCAGCATCTGATGTATTGTCAACATTTCCAAGTCCTAGTGTGGTTTTTGTAACTGCTGCCACATCTGCAGTTGTTGCAAGAAGTGATGTGTCTGCAATACCATGGACATTTGTTGTGTCAGAGTTGTGTGTTGAAACTGCATCATCTGCATATGTCTTGGTTGCTACAGTTGAATCAATATCAAATGCTTCTGAAGTTGCATTCCAGTCAATTCCAACACCAGCAAGTGTTGATTGGTCTACAACTGCTCCGTTAACTGCATCTGTAAGTTGTGTCTGTGTTACAAGAACAGATGTATCAGCAATTCCGTGAACATTTTCTGTTTCTAGGTTATGTGCTGTAATGTCTGAAGTTGTTGCTAGAAGTGATGTATCTCCAATACCGTGAACATCTGTTGTGTCTGAATTATGTGTTGATACCTTGCCATCTGCTGCTGTTGCAGCATCTGCAATTGCTTCTGACTTAGCGGTTGATACATTTGTAACAGTTGCTAGAACTGAAGTATCTGCAATGCCGTGAACATTTGTTGTGTCTGCTTCGTGTGCTGTAAGTGCTGAACTAGCAGAAGATAAGGCAGTTGCAACATTTGCTGTAGTTGCTAGAAGTGAAGTATCTGCAATTCCATGAATGTTTGTTGTGTCTGATTCATGTGCTGTAGTTAGTAGCAATGATGTGTCAGCAATTCCGTGAACATTTGTTGTATCTGCTTCGTGTGCTGCTAGTGCTACTGCTGCTCCTGTTGCTGCTGTATTAACATCTCCTGTTGTTGCAAGAAGAGCAGTGTCAACAATACCGTGAATCATAGTTGTATCATTTTGGTGGTTTGTTAGGTTTGTTCCCATTGTTAGATAAAATTGTGGATCATCATTGATCGCTTGTGCCAACTCATCAAGAGAATTGAGAAGTGCTGGCATGTCGCCACCGATGATGGCTGCTAGTTCTGATGCATTAGCAAAGTACTGTAATGCTGACCATGTAGATGAGCCATTACCCATCTTAAACTTACTTGTGTCGGTTTCAAAACCGATCTCACCTGCTGCTAGAATTGGGTTTGCAGCCGTCCATTGTGCTGCAGTACCTCTGCGCTGTTGCATTCTTGTTGCCATTTATATATTCTCCTTATGGGGGCTGCCCATTAACTTATCTTATTATAACATCAATTTTTTAATTGAAGTTATCTACTACACTACCGCCATCGAATACAACTGTCCACTCTGTTGTAGAGGGGCCACCTGCATCCAAACCTACACCCAATGGGCTATTGAATGATCCACCTTCATAGAACTGGGATACTATGAAGCCAGTTCCATCAATTGCGGTATCGTGAATGTGCTGTGGTAAATTATTTGTATCATCAATAGTTGCTTGGGTATACCAAGTTCCATTGTAATAAAAATTAACTCTATTTGTTAAAGTATCTAACCACTGTGTTCCGTTAGTTGGTGAAGAAGGAGCAGTTGAGCCAACAGCCATTGATCGGTTATCGACATACTCCTTAGTTGCTGCATGATCAGCAAGAGTTGGTGCTCCTACTGTTACTGCATCTCCGAATGTACCGCCGTTAGTTACGACTAATCCATTCTTGACCTTGAAGTCTTTATCGACTGTTGCCATTTACTGCTCCCTCTTCCAACTATTTTTATTTTTTATTAAACTAGAAGTGTTCCCATAACAGTAACTGTTGAGTTATTGTTTGTGGTTGTTACCTGTAGTTGTACGTTTGCTCCTGAAATACCTGCTGAAATTGATGACGCTGAGCCATTTGTTCCAACAATTCCGTATTCAGTGATTGCAATGTTATCTGAAGAGTCAAGTGTCAAAAGGACCTTTGATATTTCAGTATGTGCTCCGTAGGCAACCTTTACAAGGTATTCTGCTGAACGGTAGTCAGCCTTTGCGAAGGCGTGTGCTACTTGGATTCCTGCTGTTGGTGCTGAAAGTGTTGCTGCGACCTGCTTAGCAACTGAGTTTAACTCAACTGAAGTAAATGAACGATTTGTTCCATCTACTGCAGTACGAGCACGAGCATCTGTAAAGTAAAGGTTTGTACCTTCTGCAAGATCAGTTGTTGTAGAATCTGCTACACCGTTTTCTGCGGTAATAGTAAGTCCTGCACCTGTTCCTGTGATTGTAATGTTTGTAAGTGAAGCACCAGTCAAAAGACTTGCTGCTGAAGACTTAGCACGAGCATCTGTGAAGTACTGTGTTGTTCCTTCTGCTACATCATCTGTTGTAAGTGCATCTGCGTGTGCGATTGCTGCTGCTTGTGCTGCATTTGCCTTTGAAGTTGCATCTGCTGAGGCAGTTGCTTCTGCTGCTGCTTGTGCAGCGTTAGCCTTTGAGGTAGCATCCGATGATGCTGTAGCCTCTGCTGCAGCCTGTGCTGCATTAGCCTTTGAGGTAGCATCTGATGATGCTGTTGAAATTGCATTTGATTCTGCTGAATCAACATATGCCTTTGTTGCTGCATGTAGGTTGCTTGTTGGTGCACCTGAAAGTGTCAAAGCACCTGTCATTGTGTCGCCAGCCTTTGAAACCTTTGTTCCTACTGATGTAGCAAGGTCTGTTGCATAGTTTGGATTATCTCCAATTGCTGCTGCCAACTCATTGAGTGTATCAAGAAGTGCTGGTGCTGAATCTACAAGTGCTGCAATTTCAGTGTCTGTGTAAGCCTTAGCATCTACCTCTGCTTGGTCAGCGTATGCCTCGTAAGCAGTTGTGATTGCAGTTTCACGAGTGTCTGTGTAAGCCTCTGCTGCTGTCTGAGCAACGCTAATTTCTGTTGCTGTCTTGTATGCTGACCAAACCTCTGTTGAAAGGTTTGATGCATCATTGATCAAGTCATCTGCGTAGTCTTTAGCATCTTGCTCTGCTGTGTCAGCGTATGCCTCGTAAGCAGTTGTGATTGCAGTTTCACGAGTGTCTGTATATGCTTTAGCATCTACTTCTGCTTGATCAGCGTATGCTTCGTAAGCAGTTGTAATTGCTGCTTCTCTTCCATCTGTGTAAGAGTTTGCTGCTGCTTCTGCTGCGTCTGCTGAACCTGCTTCATCATAATAAGCATCTACCACTGTACGATCAAGTGAAAGTTCTCCACCTGCTGAAACATCAAACTGGTTTGATACTGACTTGACTAGTGTTTCTCCACCAATCAAATCAAGAATGTATTGATCTCCTGCATTTTCTGTAAGAATTACCTCACCGTTGATTGTACCTTGTAGGCCTTCAACGACGAGTCCACTCTTAATCTTAAAATCTTTATTTACTGTTGCCATTTTTTATATCTCCTTTTATTATGCCTTAAGTCCAATTCGTGCGAAACGAACTGTGACTGGCTTGATCGCTGGGTCTGGAGTGACTGTTAAGGCCACGGTATTTCCAGTGCGAGAGACATTAATGGTGCCAATATTCCCATCATTGTCGATTGTTCCGTATTCGCTGACATTTACATTTGTACCGTCAACGAGAATTGTAAGTTCGGTTGCATAGAACTTGTTGTCCCCTGCTGTGGTCTTTGATATTGAAACAATATACTTGACCATTCGCCAAACTGTAGCGTCAAAGTTATCAACAACAGTTACGTTCTCAATACCAGTGATTGTGTTTTCATTGTTACCTGCTGAACCCAAGTCTGTTGCTTGAGCGGAAGCGGTATCGATTAAATCTTCATAGTTTTCTTGAGTAGGTCTATCTCCTGTTTGGAATAGAGCCTTAACTGATGGAATTGATACTTTGGCCATGTAGTGATTATATCATCCCTTTTAATAGTACTATTAAAGAATATAGTTACTATAACCAATAACTTGAAGAGGAATTGGAGGTGGATTTGTTTTAGAGTATCCAAACACACTTACATTTATAAACTGAACTCTAAACGGCAAAACCTCTTGAACCCTAGCCTTTGGCTGGAAGTGATCGATCTTTATTCTTTTGACATCAAGATCTTGAATCTGTGTATGAGCAAGCCTATGGGTTGTTCTGTAAAATTCTTGTGATAATGGGGTTAGGTTTGTTGGCATTACTGAGTTACATCTTCAAGGATAACCATTGACCCTTTGGCTACCGTCCAAACTCTGCCTTCTGATAGAAGTTCTGTGAGTTGGATGTCGAAGATATCTCCTGTCTCAAGAAGTTCTGATTGAGAGGATGTAAGGTTTACAGTAAAACTTCCTTCTGTGTCCTGAAACTCAATTGGCTCAGGGGATAAAGAAACAACAACCTCATCAGTTGAAGGACGATAAATATCCATAGCAACTTCCCAATCATCAAGAAGAAGTGGCTCTCTAGCATCATTGGTTACATAAACACGAAATGCTGCAGAATCTCCACGAACAACAGTCCAACGAATTTCTGGTGGTGCTGAACCTAGCGCATAAGAGTCTGTGGGTTGATTTCTGAAGGTAGCCATAATGTTATTATATCACGACAATCCGTCTTTGAGTGCTCCCCAAGTACCGTTGCCTTTTGTCTGAACAATTAACATTCCTCCAAGTGCAAGGGTTGCTTGAATTGCAACGACTGCTATATATCTTGCTGGTCCAGTAGATGGACGGCCTGCAACAAGGGCCCCATTATTATCTACATAAATTTTTGTTCCAGCAGGACCTAAATTTGTTGTATTCATTTGAATAACTCCAGAGACAATAACAAGCCCGTTGGTGTTTGTTGCAATATCATTTTTTACCAAACCAAGAATTGGAACATCTGGATTATGGGAAACACTTGATGGATTATATTTTTCAACTAATGATTTTCCAGAAACACTTCCGCTAATAAAAACTGGAGTACCCTGAGAAATTGCTGCGTTTGTGGTATTTCTAACATCAATATATGCTGCTCCGTATCCTAATGGGGGAAGAATATTATTTAACGCATCTACCAATACCTTGAAATCTCCGTGTACATTTACGGGATCTGAGGCAATAGGGTATGAAAGCGAATTAGGATAGTTAGATGCATATTGTGGCATAATCTTTATTATACCACCCTCTAAAGTTGTTTTTTGAAAAATCTCATGCTATACTTGGTAGTAACACCTACCAGGGTGTTATTGTTTTCTAAGGAGGAAACTATGATTAAATTTATCGAAAGAAACAAAGAGATCATTAGCACACTCAGTATCGTAGCATTAGTAACTGTTTTGTCGAACGGAGCCAATGCTGATTCAGGTCTTGATACTAAGAACAATCTTAGCCTTGAACAGGCTCAGACATCGGAAACCACCTCGAAAGAGGTTTTTTTGGTTTCTAAGGCAAAAAAGTTAGAGAGTTTTGAAAATAAGGTTTCTCTAACTGATTTAGAACTAAAGGAACTGCTTTCGCTAGTTGGCTTCAAGGGGAAAGACCTTGTTGTGGCTTGGGCAGTTGCCAAGAAGGAATCTAATGGACGACCATTAGCATTTAACGGAAACCACAAGACTGGAGACTCGTCTTATGGTATGTTCCAAATTAATATGATCGACAACCTTGGTCCTGATCGTAGGACTAAGTTTGATCTTGAGTCTAACGCTGAGTTATTCAATCCCGTCAAGAATGCAGAGATTGCATACTACATGACAAATGGTGGAGACGATTGGTCCTCATGGAAGGGCATCACTCCAAGAACCAAATACTGGATGGCTAAATTTCCTAAGTAATATATAAAAAGAATACCCCCTTGGAGAAATCCTTGGGGGTATTTTATTATCTAAAACTAATCTCTGACTTAACGCCATCTGAGAAAGTGTAAGAAGGAAACCATCCAAGAAGGTCTCTGTTATCTATTTCTGGTAGAACCGTTAGGTCTGGCAAATGCAAAACGGTATAATTAATAATAACACCATTAGCCTTGTACTCATTTACCACATCAATCATAGTAAACTGGTTTCCAGTAAAAATATCTGTAAGCAAAAAGTCATTATCTTTAAGGTACTCAATAGATAAGACATTGGCTTTTGCTATATCTAAAACATGAACATAGTCTCTTGTTGAAGAGATGCTGTTTATTCTTATGTTTGGATCTTTGTTAATTATTGAAAATATGTTTCCACTTTGATCGTCTTTTGTTTTACTAGATTTTCCAACAATGTTAAAATATCTTAATATAACAAGTTTTTTGCATAAAGACTTTAAGATCTTCTCTTCTAAAAGTTTTGACTTGGCGTATGGATTATAAGGATTATAGACTGCTGCTGAGGAAGCAAATACAACTGGGATATCAAAAAATCTAGAGGTCATTCCGATAATAAATGTTGAAAAAAGATTATTCATATAATATGAAAGTGGATATTTTATAGAATCTTGAATAGACTTTTTAGCAGATAGATGAATTATGTAAGATAGAGTATTTGGCTTAATGTGCTTAAATATTAGCCTTGTGTCTTTATTAATTTTTCTATCTATTTCAACTACTTTATATCCGTAATCTTCCAACAACTCTTTTGTTGCAGTTCCTACATACCCACGAGACCCAGTTACTAATACTTTAGAACTCATAATAATTGTCTAAAATTTCTCCGTTAACAAAGTCAAGTCCACAAAACTTTCCGTATTCAGATAAAGTTCTTTCTGTTCCAAGTCTTCCTTCTCCGACTATTCCTTCTCCACTTAATACAAACCTAATTTCGTCAACAGATATTTTATTTAGTTCTGCTGTTTGTTCTGGCCAGTCTGGGTATACAGTCCTTCTTGCGTTTTTACCCTCTGTGCCGTAATAAAGATGATACATAAACATCTCGCTTGGAACAAAGAAGTCATATCCGCTAGTATATGCTCTTGCTGCCATAAATATTTCTTCACCGTCAGCAAATATTAGTTTGTTTGGCTTTATGAATTCTCCTTCTGTAAAAATAGACCCTCCAGATACAGAGATGGAAAATATGTTTCCTTCTGGATTTAAAACAGTGCCCTGCATTGGCATTCTGTTGTGTTTAAATCTTTCTTTATCTTTCCAATAAAATTGAGTAACGACCTCTTTATGTTGATTTACTTTTTCTGTATCGCCTTCGTACCAGAATGGCTTTGGGTACTGACTAATTAAGGGCTTTTTAAATCCATTACCTTTGTGAGTATCTATTTCGTTTATTAAGAATGTGTCCCAGTTCTGATCAAACCTGCTATGAGCATCTATTTGAAAGTAGTAGTCTTCTCCATTATACAAATCATGAGCGATGGCTCGACCAAGCCCCATTCCAAGATTTTCTGGGGCTTTGCTTTCAATTAACTTAACATTAGCAATATTTCTTACTGGCTCAATCCAAGAATTGTCTTCATAAAAAATTGAATGCACACCAAAAACTAGTTCTGTTTCTCCTGATGACTTATCTATAGCATTTCTTATAGTCTTCTCAAGTTCATAGTCATGATAAGATGTTATTTGAATAAAGATGCTTTTTTTCATTATTCTTTCCATATAGCATGAATACAAGTTGTACAAAAGTTCTCATATGAATGCTTGATCATGTCCTTTCTTTCTTGACTTTCCCAAATTTCCTTTATTGGAGTATCATTTACATTTCCAAATACCGTTTCAAAATCATAGTCATTACAGCAAAGAAACACAGCGCCGTTAGCGTTTATGTGAATCCAGGTGTCTGGTCTGCTGCCCATATTGTTACAACCAACAACACTTCCTTTGCCAGTTATCTGGTTTTTCATTATTCCACGGGTATCTAGATATCCTGCTCTATCAACCAAAGAAGTATTTGCATATATGCTTATTTCTGGAAAAGATTCTTTCATTTGTTTTACAGCAGTAGCCGTATCTCCAGTATTATCATTTAAGTCTATTGCAGGAGCATTTTCTAACAACTCCATGTAGCCAAGAGAAGTTTCATTTATTCCGTTTACCTGCATTGAAACTCTTTGATGTGGAAAGTTATCTATTGCGTATCTAATATTATCCATAACTCTTTGATGCATTTTTTCAGGTTTGCCCGTCATTTTTGCCCAAGTGGTAGCGTCGGCAGACGGGGTATTAAAATGAATTATATCAACAACATCGCTGTATTCTTTGATAATATCCATTTTGTCTTTTGTTAGTGGAGAGCCATTGGTAAGAACCATTGTTCTAAGTCCATGCTCTCTAAATAAGTCAAGCATTTCTCTAAAGTGTTTATAAAGAAGAACTTCATTATAGTGTGCTGTATAAATAAAAGAAAATGATGGATCTACAAAATCTCCAACACCATTTTTTAATTGCTCAATAACAGATCTAATTGTCTCAATAGGCATGGTGCCTCGCCCAATGACTGGGTTTTCTTCATATGCTACTGGACAAAACCAACATCCAAGATTGCATAGACCATTAGGGTCTAACTGAACTAATTTTATCATCTAAGCCAACTAACCACTGCATATCTTTCTCCTTCAGTAACAGGAGATACTGAATGATTGTAAACATAGGTAGAAGGAAATATAACCATCTGATTTGCTTTAGGCTTAAAAGAAAGATTAAATCTTGGAAAATTTAATTCTCCTCCAGAATAGTTATCGTTAAGATAATATAGGGTTGATACTCTTCTATGGTAGTCTGGATGATCATCTATATGATTTGTAAATTTTTGACCTACTCCATACTTTAATATTTGATAAGAGTCATGCCATGAACAACCTATGCCGTAATTATTTTGATAATTAATTTCTAAAGGAACTAAATTTTCTAAAAAAAGATTAGCCATAGAAGTGTAAAATGCTGCTCCAATATCTGAGTAATCGTCTTTTTCTATTTCTGAATACGGAATGTTAATAGTTTGTGTGTCTCTTGACTTTGTGTCTACGTTTGACTCTACAGAATCTCCAACTCCAGTTTTTACCTGGGCTGCAAGCCATTCTATTCTCGCTGATTGCATTCCTTCTTCAAGATCAACAACAACAGTTTTAAAAGTTTCTTCGGGTATTACATTTTCATAACACATTATTCCAGGAGCAATCTCAGTTCTTTCTATTGCTCTATACTTGTTAAAAATTATTCCTTTATCATTTTCCCAAAATATTTTTTCCATATTACCATTTCCCTAATGGACATACTGCCCCTTGTAGTTTTGTTTTTGCTACCATAAAACATCCGCATTTTTTACATTGTTTTGTTAATTTAATTAGTTCTGGACATGCTTTACATATAGAGTATCTTTCTTCTGCTACCTCGGCAGGTGCCCATTCTGTTGAAGGGTTTACAATATCCCAAGGCCTGGTTTCTCCTAAATTTTGTTTATATCTTTGCCAAGGAGTTAGTTCTTCTGACATTTATGTCTCCTTCTATAGTTGTTTTATTCAATTATACACTATAGACTAGCATCCGCAATCGCCATTACAGCATGATGGGCAAGGCTCATAGCAATAATTTCTAATACATCCAGTGCATGCTGATGTTGGTGTTGGTGTAGGTGCTGGTGTTGGAGCAGTCGTTGGAGCAGGTGTAGGTGCTGGGGTTGGAGCAGGTGTAGGTGCTGGGGTTGGAGCAGGTGTAGGTGCTGGGGTTGGAGCAGGTGTAGGTGCTGGGGTTGGAGCAGGTGTAGGTGCTGGGGTTGGAGCAGGTGTATTGCTTGGACAGAAATCTCCTACACAAATATATTCTCCGTATGCTGCACAGAAGAATTGTGCACATGGAGTAGGTGTTGGAGTAGGTGTTGGTGTTGGTGTTGGAGTTGGAGTTGGAGTTGGAGTTGGAGTTGGAGTTGGAGTAGGAGTTGGAGTAGGAGTTGGTGTCGGTGTTGGTGTCGGAGTTGGTGCTGGTGTGCCATTCCATGGAGTTGCAGAACACTCTCCAAATGTTGTGCTGTAATAATATCCACAAGCCTGGCATTGTGATTGGTTAAGAATTGAAGGATCTGTACACAAACTGTTTGTAGGTGTTGGTGTAGGTGCTGGGGTTGTTGTTGAAGTCGGAGTTGGAGTTGGTGTTGGAGTTGGTGTTGGTGTTGGTGTTCCTGTACTAACACATTCACCAAGTGATGCATTCCATACTAATCCACATTCAGCACATTGTGACTGAGGGATTAAACTCCAGTCTGGATTACAAGGAGAGGCCGTTGGCGTTGGAGTAGGTGTTGGTGAAGGCGTTGGCGCAGGTGTTGGTGTGCCACTGCATGGGAATGCAGGGAATGCTGGATATGATGTTCCTGCTGGTCCATAAACACATATTGTTGCAGCAACGCTATTGCAACTAGTATTATTGGTGTCGCTTGTGTAATTAGCAGTAGTTCCATCATTTTCTCTTGTAGAGCAATACCATTGACTTGTTGCAGAAGTTGGTGTTGGTGTTGGTGTTGGTGTTACACAGTTTGGAATAGTTGGTGGTGCAGGGTATGAAACTGTAGAACATGCAACAGCAGAAACGCCACAAACAGATCCAGTTATATTGCTATCCCATTCAAACTGTCCTCCTGCCTCTTCAGTATAATTTGATGTGCAGTACCAGACTGTTGGTCCTGGTGTTGGAGTAGGTGTTGGTGTTCCTGAACTTGGTGTTGGACTTGGAGTTGGAACAATTATTGCAGTTGGTGTTGGAGTAGGTGTTGGTGTTCCTGAACTTGGTGTTGGTGTAGGAGTAGGAGTTCCTGAAGTTGGTGTTGGTGTAGGAGTAGGAGTTCCTGAAGTTGGTGTTGGTGTAGGAGTAGGAGTTCCTGAAGTTGGTGTTGGTGTTGGTGTAGATGTAGGTGCAGGAGTTGGTGCTGGAGTAGGTGCTGGGGTTGGAGCAGGTGTAGGTGCTGGTGTAGGTGCTACTGCAACGCCTTCATAAACATCTCCATACAAAACCCAACTATCTGTTGCAATCTTTACAAGAGTTCCTTTACTGTAAGTTCCATCTAAAAATAGTTGTGAGTTCTTACTTCCAACAGTTACTCCAGATGCTGGAACAAAAGTTGTTCTTGCTGAACCAATTTCAACTAAATTATATTTATATCCAATTGGTATATTAACAGCAGAATTTAGCGGGATAGACAAGTTTGTTGGGGATGACATTTGTAAAAAAATTGTTTTATTAACATCGAGGGGATCTAAAGTAAAAGCAGATGTCTTTACTACTACAGTATTATTATTTAGTAGAGATGGATCAAGATCAAATCTTTCATCGATACCGTTCCATTCAAGGCCATCTCCTGCAAGGTTTGGATATTCTGCTGTAGCACCTTCTAGAGCATTAATTACATATGCCTGTGATGCTAGATTTGCAGTATTTGCTATACCGTGGACATCTGTTGTCTTGTTTTGATGAGCAACACGTGCTGCTGTTTCAGCAGCGATTGCATCTGTAAGAGTTTTAAGGTAGTTTGCAATTGAGGGGATTGGGAGAGGGCCTGGGGTTTGTGCTGCTGCATCATAAGTGTCTGATCCATAGTGATAAAGTCTTAATGCTGCTTGGATATCGGCAGGATCTCCGAGTCCTGGCATTTTGGTGTTAAAAGGCCCAGTACCCGTAGGGGTTTTGTCAATATTTTCTGCTGCCACTATAAATCACCTCTTGTCATTATACCACCGTAATAAATAAATGAACACGCTTTGGACCAGCCATAGGCTGCCAAGCGTCATCAATATATTCTACACCCTTTATTTCAAGTGGTAGTGCCAAAAAGCCTTGACTAGTTATTAGTGGCTTTATTAAAAGAGTTGTTGCTAAAGGACCAGCAGAGTCTGGTGAGGATACTGAGTACTGGATATTGAAGGCATTTGATGTTGCTGCTGTCACACCAGATGATCCGTAAATATCTGCAACATTTATTGGTGTTATTTCTAATGTTCCATTAACAGCAACTTCCTCTTTAATTGAAGAATAGTAGTTTGTTTTTAGGTTGAACATTGTCGTCCATTGTGTTCCTGTTGCTGTTGCTACTCTTTGAAAAACTGTCTTATATGTTGCAGATGCTGGATTATAGTCAATTGCAATATCTAATGCTTGAAGGCTTTGAACTATTGCAGCATTAACATTTGCATCTTGTGGATTTCCATTTGATCCCACGATAATGCTTCCACGATCACCCTGTGGTCCTATATCTAAATCAAGACTAATTGTTTCTGGTCCACCAAAGACTGTTAGGTCGTCATTTGATAAAAGGATGTCTGCCATTAAGCACCTGATGTTGCAGACGTTGCGCCTGTAACCTGATCTGTAATTGTTATTTTTCCAGTAAGCAATGTCTGGACAACTTCATAACTTCCAGTGCCAGACAATCCTGATGGCTTTTTAACTTCAACGTCATACACATATTCTGTTCCAGCAATCAGTTGATTTCCTTCTGCTGGTCTAATTGCACACTGTACGAATGTGTTGTCATCTGACACTCTGGCAAAACATTTAAGTGGCATTCCTGTAGCAAGACCAGTGGAGCCACGAACATTTGATATTGTAAACTGAGCACTATCATATGGAGCAACAGTATCTGTTACATCGTCTGGTGTGTTGGCATAGTTTGTTGGAATATAGAAAGTACTTAGGTCAAAAACCGTTCCATCGTTCTTTTTCGGGTAGATACGAAATTCAAAGGTATCACCCTTATAGTAGTTAAAATCATAGGTTGCTGGAAATGCCATGGTTTTATTATACCACGCTGACGTATACAGAATTGAGAATTACGGAGGCATCAAAGTCTGTTCTAATTTGAGGTACTGCTCCGTTGCCCCACATAGCCTTGTCTTCGATAAATATATTTTGAGTAACTGAAAGGTTGTAGACGTTCTGATACTTAAGTGATCCTACAAACTGAACAAACTCCTGATCCTTACTTGCAAAGTATGTCCTTAGCCAAACCTCAGTATTAGCCGTATAGGTAGTTAGTTCAAAATTGTATGTTACGAATATTTGTGAGCCTTCTTTGATACCGTGAAAGTTAAGGGCTCTTTGATGGCTGTTCCAAAGGCTAGTGCAATCTTTTGGAAGGTATTTTTCGTTTTGGTTTTTATCCTTGGTGTCAAGGAGAAGTGTTACCCAGCCATCGTCTCCCTGAGAGATTCCAAGTTTGATTGGTTTGTCAATAGTATTTGTATACGAAGCCCATCCTGCTTGCTGTCCTGAAGAGGATACAGAACTTGCTCCATCTTTACCTGCTGGACCTTTATCACCCTTTGGACCTGGCTTTCCTTCTGGTCCTTCAGGTCCTTCTTTTCCATCTCTACCGTCTCTACCTGCGGGTCCCTGTGGTCCTACTGGGCCAGGGACGGGAAGAAATGAAAGAGCATTATCTACAGTAGGAGATGCTTGACTTTGTTCTACTTGTGCAGCATAA